CGTAGAATGTGTGGCCCTAGCCGAACCCTTAAAAGTTAGAGTGATCTCGAAAGGTCCACCAGTCATATATAGCTTCCTTAAACCAATACAAAAGTGGTTATGGGGCGTACTACATAATGAGAAAGTCTTCTCTCTAATCGGCACAATGGTGACCGAGGAACATCTTAATGGTGCTCTTGGAGAGTTGGAGAAAGATTATGAGGTTGTAAGTGGAGATTATTCTGCGGCAACCGACAATTTGCGTTCATGGGTTTCTGAAATCTTATTAGATCAGATCATGATAGAGCTTGGAGAAAGTATCTCGATAGATTTATTGAGAAAGCTACCATCTGGGTTCTTAGCGAATCTTAAGTCATTGATGCTTAAAGCACTGACTAAGCATATCTTTCACGATGAGAGTGGTCATGCTGTCCTTCAAAAGAATGGGCAGTTAATGGGATCCATCATCTCTTTTCCTTTTTTGTGTATGGCTAATGCTGCATTGTGCCGTTTCGCTTTAGAAAACGCCAATAGCAAAACTTATAGACTCACAAACAAACCGTACCGGAAATCCGGCGAGTTATGTCCACTGTTAATTAATGGGGATGATTGTGTGTTCAAGGGTACCAAGGGGCTAATTAGACCTCTATGGGAAGGCATTACAGCTATGGCTGGACTAGAATCCAGTGTTGGAAAAACTTATTTTTCTGCAACATTTTGTACAATTAATTCCACTCTTTTTACGTATGTGGATGGCCTATGGGTCATGCAAAAAGCAATTAATATGGGACTTATGTTAGGGCGTAGTAAATCTGGCGAGATCTCCAATGAGATTCATACGCTGGGTGCACGTGCTAGGGAGCTTAAAGGCACCTGCCCACCAAAAAGGTGGCCTGCAGTTAAAAGTTTGTTTATTAAACAGAACTGGGAGCTACTCACAAAGCACCCCTTGCCCTGGTTTTTACCAGAATGGTTGGGTGGTTTGGGTTTACCCTGTGACAAGGAGTCAGAGCTTAGTGCTCAAGACTTGTTACACGCATCTATTATTAAATATTATTATAATTCCGATAAAAAAGGAAAGATGCGACCCTGTAAGATGGGTGATGCTCCAGAGTGGCTTATGCACCAGAAGATCGATAAACGACTCAAAGACATGGGTGTGGGTGATGAATGCTATTTTAATAAGGCAATATCTAATGATGGTACGACCATCGACCTACACGACAGTTATTCAAAATTGTATAAAGCACTCACCGCTGAACTGTTGTTCAAGTGTGGCTTTTACGATTTATGGGAATTACCCGAGAAAACTGTTTCAAGAGCGATCTATCATAACATCCGCGTTTTTGATCAGTGCCGAGCACTGGCTGAACTGACGGAGTTAGATGTATCTACTGGATTAAGGGTGAAGAAGTTCGAGCCAATGGCTTTCGAAGAAATCTCACAAGAGCAAAAAAAGCTCGTGCCACCAGTGTTCTTAAGGGACCTGAATCTCATCGTCGAAGGTAAAGAATATGTCTTCGACGAGTCCGAATACTAAGAGATTCGAGAGTATGCTGTACGATTAACAAACAAAGCGGATTTATAATGGGGTTAAACATTGTTTTTCCCACGACCGATTGTCGTAATACGTATTGTTACAACAGCTACTCATACCTAGGAAGGAAAACCTAGATGTCCACAACTCAAATTAATATTAAGAATTGTCTTCTCTCTTTTCGAGTAAGTCCGCGATTACGCGATTACTTTAGTCTGAAAGAAAGGATTGTTAGACAGGAATAAGTATTTAG